CTGCACCGGCACGAACCAGCTGGGCGGGTTGGTGTCGTCGTCGCGCTGCACCGGAGGCCCGCCCAGATCCTCCGGCCGCCACGCTGTACGGCCCTCCACCGACAGCGGGCCGTGCAGGGCCTGCCGGACCCGGTCGGCCACCCACAGAGCGCGTACCGCATCGCCCCCGACGCAGGTGACCTGCACGACGCCGACGAAGTCGGTGCGCTTGTCCGCGAGCGACTCGCGTACCGCCTCGCCGGGCTCGGGATAGATGACGGCGTACTTGTCGGGTGGCGACCAGCCGGCATCCGTTGGCGCCCCACCCAGGTAGACCGTCAGGCCCGGGATGGTCTCCAGCGCGGCCTGCACTGCGTCGACGTGCGGCAGGACCTCAGGCGGTGATGTCATCGATCACCACCAGGCCAGGCCGCGGCTGGCGATGAGCGCCATCTGCGCCTCGAATCGGGGCTCCTCGACGTCCAGGGCCCGGCCGCCGTCCCTGTGCGGGGGATTCTTCACCGACCCGTACTCCAAGATGTTGCCGAGCGCGCCCTGCGGGCCGCCCTTATCCGGGCCGATGATGGCCAGGGTGACGTCCGGGCCATAGGCGGCAACGTCGTAGCTGACCGACCGGGGGTACAGCTTCCCCGCGTGCTTCCGGCCTGTAGCGCGCGCGTTCGCCCGCCAGTCCTTCTTGATGTTCATCGCGCCCTTGCGGACCACCATGCGAGCGTCCCGGCGAGCGCGGGGGACCACGCGGGCCAGATGCCGCTCAAGGCGCCGCACGTCGCTCATGTCGAAACGGGCACCGTTCATGACCGGTCCTCCACTCTGATCCGCCACGCTGTGGACTGGTCCGAGAACGAGGCGCCGGTCACCCACAGGACCAGGCCGACCATGCGGGGATCGGCCGACGCGGTCACTTCGATACGGGTGCCGGGCAGAACGCGGCCACCGGGCAGGCTCGTTGACCACGGCAGGTGCACCTCGTACTCGCGCAGCACGATTCCACGCTCACCGGCCGCGGTCTCCTGGCCAGTCGATGCTGCGATCGCTTTCACCCTGGCCTTGCCGGCGTACAGCGTGGACTGGGCGCCGGGGATCGTGGAGCCTGTCGGTCGGTCGAAGCTGTCGGCCGCCTGGCTGTACAGGCGCACCGTGTCCCGCATACGTTCCTCGGCAGCTGCCCGGCCGGCGGCCAGGAGCGTGTCGAGGCTCACCGCAGTCCCACCACTCCGACGCGCCGCCGGTAATCCCCGAGCAGCATCTTGTGTGAATCCGACAGGCTGCCCGCGCCGAGCGTCTCAGCGGCGAACGTCCGGCTGTAGTCGTCGATCGTTTCCTGACGGAGCATCGACGGGTTCGCCAGCGTCGCTGACGCCAAGTCCAGGCAGACGGCCCGCACGTCGTCCGGGATCTCCTCCCAACCGTGCGTGTACGTCACCTGAACCAGACCAGGATCCGGATAGGTCGTGGTGCCCGGCAGTCGATGCCAGCCGCCCGTGCGGAGCAGCCGATCACCCGACAGCACCCAGTCGTTCAGGACCAGGCTGTTCACCTTCACCTCGGAAACCGAGACGACAGGTCGCTGCGGCAGCACCAGCTCATTGCAGTCGATGACGCGCAACGTGACCACGTCGTCGACCACCCGCGTGATGGTCTGCCGCGTCCACCTGCGGATCACGGCCGACGCGGACGCCAAGGCGAGATCGGCCGCAGCAGAATCGACCGACGCCTGCGTGGCTGCGGCCAGTTCGGCCGCCGTAGCGAACGGGGGAAAAGCCACGGCGGCCTCCCCTCGTCAGCGCTGGCGCGCGTCGTCGGCGAGCTTCTGCCGCACCTCGCGAGCGTGGTCCGCGTCCGTCTCCGGAGTCGGCTTGCCCTCCAGGACGCCGGCCACGGTGTAATGCGAGTCGGGCGTGGGGTCGACCTCGACACCCAGATAGCCCTTCTCCTCGGCCTTGTCGACAGCCTTCTGGACTTCCTTCTGTGCCGCGTCCTGCGGCGGCTGGGAGGTCTTGCGCTCTGCCATGAGTCTGCTCCTCAGTTCCGGGTGACGGTGACGCGGACGAGTCCGCCCGGGTCGGCCTGACCGGTGCCGATGTGCAGGGACCGCCACAGCAGGGTGTCCCCAGCGGCCAGGACCAGGTTGGCGGCGGTGCCGGACAGGGTGATCGCCCTCTCGTCGTTCGCGACGGCGTTGACGCCGGAGTCGAACTGGAGGGTGGCCACCGACGTGGTGCCCGATCCGGCCGCGCCCTTGTTGAAAAGGGTGACCGAGCGGGTGTTGGTGTTGGCGCCGGTGATCGCAGCCTCCGGGACGTACTGCACAGCCGTGACCGTGCAGTCGAAGGGAGCCTGAGCGATGACCGTGTCGTCGTCGTTGCCAGCGGTCGAGACGGCCGGTACGTCCGCCTCGATGGTCCGCTGCAGGGGTGCGGTGTCTGCCATGAGAAGTCTCCTGGTCCGTTACGGCAGGTCGATGCGGGCAACCGGGTACCGGTTGGCCTCGGTCGGCTGGTCGTTGTTGATGGTGTTCGAGACCTGCCAGCCCACGCGGAAGGTGAGACGGATGGCGGTCATGTCCTGCTGGGCCAGGTTGTAGACGATCGCACCGGTGTTGTCCTGGATGACCGCCTGGTCGAGGATCTTCATCGTGATGTCCTGGCGGACTCCGATGACGAACTGGCTCCAGTCACCCATGAACAGGGTCGGGGAACCCGAGGAGGACCCGAACAGGCCGCGCATCGGGTAGACGACCGGGAGGCCGTCGATCGACATCAGGTTGCCGGCGACCCGGGACTCGTCGAGCTTGCGGCCCTGACTGTCGCGGGACTTGCGGAGCTTCGACTTCACCGAGGTGGCGCCGACGAAGCCGGACACCTCGTAGCCGTCAGCCTCGACCAGGCCGTAGCCGTTGTCGATGTCGCCGAAGAACGCACCGGCGGTGGCGGCGGAGTTCGCGGTGACGTTGTTGCCGGCGGCGGTCGCCGAAGAGGCGATGTTCGTCGGCCAGGAGCTGGGGGCGTTCGTCCCGAAGAACGTGGCAGCGTCCAGGGTGCGGCCCATCGCCTCCGTCATCAGAGGCATCGCCTCGTCCCAGATGTTGGCGTCCACGTCGGCCAGGACGTTGTCCGGGACCGGCATGATGACGGCGATCTCCTCGATGTTGAGGAACTTGTTCGCCCAGTTGACCTCGGTCGTCTGCTTCAGACCGGTGTCACCGCCGACGAAGTACGCCGTCGGCAGCGCGGACAGGACCGGGAACCGGACCTGCGCCCGTCCGACCGGAACGCGACGGAACAGCGACAGGACGGCGGACTGCTCCAGCGCCTTGCCGAGCATCTCGTTGGAGACCTCTTCGGGGATGAGCGCCTGAGCGTCCGTCCGCGAGGTCAGGTTGGTGTAGGCCATGGTCCGGCCCTCTCATTTCTCTTCAGCCGGCCGGACCTCGCCGCGCCGGGGATGGGTCAGCCGAGTCCGGCCTTCTGTCGGATCAGGGCGTTCATGTCGGTCGGTGCCGCCGCTGTTGTGCGCGCACCGGCATCGAAGGACGGAGTGGTCGGCTTGAGGAGCGCCAGCAGGCGGTCCGCGTCCTCGGCAAGCTCCTCCGGCGTCGAGCCGACGAGCCGGTCCACCAGATCAGCGGGCAGGCCCTTCGCGAGACCGACGCGGAGCTTCGCCGCCTCGGCGGAAGCCTTCGTCGCGGTCTCCTCGGCGAGCCTGGTTCGCTCGGCGGCCTTCTGCTCCGCCGACTTCTGCGACTCCTCGATTTCCGCGAGGCGCTGGGCGGCGGTGGAGTTTTGCTTGGCGCGGGATTCGTTCTCCCGGCTGAGCTTCTTCCACTTCTCCGCTTCCGCCTGCCAGTCCTTGACCGGCTCGCCCGTTGCGGGCTGCTCCGACGTCGGCGCAGGTGCAGTCTCAGCGGGGGTGGGTGTGGGTTCGGACATGCGGTACTCCCGTTGCGGGATTGGGCCGCGCGTTGCGCGCGGTCAGGTCAGGTAGCCGAAGCGCCGCAGCATGGCGATCGCTTCGTCGCGGTTCTCTGCGAGCTCGAAGATCTGCTCGGGCAGAAGTCGCGGTGTCGTCAGCCGGTACTGGCGGCCGATGTCGGCAGGCACCCGGCCGCGGGCGATGTCCCGGGCCCGTTCCTGCCTGTAGAAGTAGCCGCGCGTCGTGGTGCCCTCGCGGGTGGCGCGCAGCGTTCGCCCGTAGGCGGTCGTGGTGTACATGCCGCGGCGGGCGTTGACGATCTGTCCCATGTCGCCGCCCTCGCGGATCGCCCGTGCGCCGGCCGCTGTGAACACGCGGTCCTGTTCGGCTCGGGACAGGCCGTTGAAGTAGGCGCGTGGGTCGAGGAAGCCTGGCGCCCCGCTGCCTGGCCTGGTCGTCGGGGAGAACCTGTCCGCCCCGATCCGGTCACGGTGCTGGTGGCGGGCGATCAGCGTGGTGGGCAGATGGATGCAGTCGCAGCGCGGGTGCCTCTGGAAGCCGCGGTTCCAGCCGTACTCCTTGCCCGCGAGAATCACGCAGCGGGAGCACGCCGGAGGCTGCACGACTCGGACGTAGCCCTGGATGGTTCGCTTGCCGGCCATTGACGACCCGACCGCGCCACGACCCGCCTGTGTGACCTCGGACGTCGACAGCATCAACGCCTGCCGCAGTCCGCGCATCATCGCGTCGTCCGCCGCCAGACCGTGCCCGATGCCGTCCTTCGTGGTGATCACCGACAGGTACATCAGGGAGTCGAGCGCTCGGCCATCCGCAGCGAGGCCCGAGAAAGCCGACGGCCTCACGCGGCCTGCCCGCTCCGGATCGCCGCCCTCGGCATCTGCGACCTCGTCTACGTACTCGTCGGCCAGGCTCGCCGATACCAGCTGCCCGGCTGCGACGGCCTCGGCCATGCGGCGGCCGATCCCGGCATCCCACGAGCCCGTCAGGTCGCCCATGTCGAGCAGGCGCCAAAGCTCCTGCACCTGGTTGGCGACCTTCCGGGTGTAGCGCTGCTGGCGGCGGTAGTGGCGCAGCGCGATCTGCCGGGCCGTCGCCACGGCCTACTCCGGCGGAATCGCGTCGAGGGGCTGCTCGGCCGCGGACGGCTTGGGCCCGTACTCGGCGGCCAGGTCGCCGCTCATAGCCCGGTCAAGGGCGTCCTCGTTGAGGCCGCGCCAGCGTTCGATCTCCTGCGGGGTGGCGCCCCAGCGCTCCCACAGCACCTCGCGCGGCACCCCGAGAGTCGACATTTTGACCAGGGCGTCCACGAGTTCGCCCTCGGTCCGCCACTCCGGACTCTTCCAGACGATGCGGGCCTGCGACGAGGCGAACCCGGCGAGACGCATCGTCCGCTCCAGGCCCTCCTCCAGGAACCGGCGCCGCTGATAAATCTTGTGGATCAGGCCCGCTTCGGCCGCCTTCAACGCCTCGGCAGACAGGTTGACCATGCTGCCGAGCAGGTAGTGCGGCGGTGTCGACGTGATCGCCGCGATGTCGTGGACGTCGGCCTCTTTGCCCTTGAGGTAGCCGGTCAGGTCAGCGGCAGCGAACTGCCCGAACTTGGCCCCGCTCTCCTCCGCGATGAGAATCTTGTTCACGGCCACGTTGAACGGCTCGATGTCCTGGCCGTTCTCGTCGACCGGGATCTCCATCCCGGTGACCCACTTCTGCGGGAACGCCGCGAACTCCTGGGTCATCATCCGGTCCGCGATCGTCTTGTTGATCCGGCCCTGGATCCCGATCACCGACCGCAGTTCGGAGGCGCCCGGCTTCAGCATCCGCGGCCGGTTCGCGAGTTCCCCGAAAGGAACCTCGCCCAGGACGTTCTTGCCGCCCCACTCCTCGCCCGCGACATCGCGCCGAACCCACCGTGGCTTCTGGTGCCCCTGCCCGTACTTCGGCTCAGGCGCCTCGAACTTGTAGATCCGATCCGGGAGATACACGGTGCAGCAGAGCTTGGCCGTCCAGTCGTCGATCCACAGCTTCAGCGCCGCGGCCATCTCGCCGGGCTCCCCCGGCTTCTCCTCCGTGATGACCTGCGTCGGATGCTCCGGAGTGATCCGGAATCCGAGCCGCTTGTCCGGCGACACCAGCATGTAGGCGTTACCGCGGATCGCCGCCTCCAGGAACGCCAGCGACGAGCCGCCGTCCAGGTTGTTGTCCTGCCACAGCGCCCACGCCGCCTGATCCGCGTCACCGCCCGCGTCGGAATCCGACTGGAAGCCAGCCACCTCCAAGCGTCCGACCAGGGCGTCGACGACGAGCTCCATGTAGTTCGCCCGCGACATCTTCAGCAGTCGACGGAACGGCGCCCGCGCCTTCTCATGCAGGTGCGGCAGCGGGTGCTCGCACTCGTAGTAGTCGTCGAAGACCCTCGTGTCCTCCGACCGCTTGCACAGCGCCTCGTACAGGCGGTCGCGCCACCACTCCGGGGACTGGACAGCAGCAGGCTGAGGCATCCGGCCCCCTCTCGGTCAGAATCCGCGCGCCCTGCGCTTCTTGGTCCGGGCCAGGCCCGCAGCGATCGCATCACCAGCCGCCTCGTGGGCGAGGATCGCGCACATCCCGACGTCGATCTTCTGGCTCTCAGAGGCCTTCTTCAGCACGTACCGGCCCGCAGGCCGGGCACCCTTGCGCATGTTGCGAATATGCTGGCCGGCCCACTGGCAGCCGTCGTGCCGAAACGAGCTGTCCTGCTTTGTCACGTCCGTCGCCAGACGCTCGGCGGCGCCGTGCATCTGCGCGATCCGGTTCGTGTACCAGCGGGTGACGACCTTCTCGCCGTGCTTCTCGGCGAGCGTGTCGCACTCCGACTCCCAGTACGGCGGGTCCAGATAGGCGCGCACCACCGAGAACACAGTGAAGATCTCATCGAACGCGGCCATGACCTCCAAGCGCGGAACCTGGCCTCCCCACTCCGCCGGATTCCACACCGTCGGCCGTCGGTCCGGCCCGTACAGCGGCGTGAACTGGTAGCCGTCCAGAGTCTCCAGACGGATCCCGGTCCAGTCGTCGATGTCCGAGCCGTCGAAACCCAGCGTGACCAGAGCCTGCGGGCCGACCTCTTCCGGCTGCTTGCGCAGATCCCACCGGTCGCCGTCGATGAATGCCCCGGTGCCGGCGACGATGCGGTTCAGGTAGAAGCGTTCGGCCTGCGCCGGATCCTTCTCCGCGATCTCGACCAGCTCACCGTCGATACGGTCCAGGTCAACCCAGCCTCCGACGAGGACGGAGGAATCGCCATAGGAAACGCGCAGAGCCTTGTGCCGCTCCCGCTTGTTCGCCAGCGACGCCGGAGCCGGAACCCGATGATCGCGATACACGTCCTTCACGGACGCTTCCGCAGTCCTCTGCGCTACGGACTGCTCCGACGGGTCCCACGCGTTCGTCGTCTCCACCGCGCGACCGCCGGTACCAGACAGGTTCCGGCGCTGCGTCTCGGCGAGCTTCCAACCGCCGTTCGCCTCCAGCCAGGAGTGCGTCTCATCCTGCACCGCGAACGTGATGCGCTGCCCCAGACGGGCCCGGCCCGAGCTGGTCACCGGCTCGATACGGCCGCCGCCCGGCACGTTGATGCGAGTCTCGCCCGTATCCGGGATGAGATCCGCGAGCGGCCCCTCATCGATCATCGGGACCAGCGCGCGATACACGTTGTCGGTCTGATCCTCGGACGTGGCCGCAATCTGGATCCACGGCGTCTCCCACGCCCGGCCCACCGGCTCCCCGTCCGCATCCCAGCCAGCGAACCGCACCGGCCCGGCAGCCTCAGCGCACACCATCGCGCACGTCAGAGGGCCCTTGCCCCACTTCTGCGGGCGGACCAGCTGGCTACGGCGGTAGTGCCAAGCCGAACGCCAACCGTCCTCTGTGGCCTCGGCGCGCAGCCGGTAGTGCCAGGCGAGGAACGTCCACATCTCGTCCGTGAGGAGGTACGGGCTACCGATGTCGTCGCCGTCCGGCACGACACAGTGCTTCTCGATCCACTCCCCGACCAGCCAGCCCAGCGTCGGGAACTCGCCCGGATGCTCAGGACCCCGCCACGGCATCCGAGTCGACCACCCTCAGCCGCTGACGTGCCGTCTTCTTCGCCGTCCGGGAGGTCCGCTCGTCACGCTGCTCGGCCACCTCGTCCGCCGAGACCTCCCAGCGCAGCCGGAGCATCGCCTGAGGGGACAGGCCCAGCCGGTCCTCCAGTAGGCGGGCTTCAGCTCCGGCCTTCAGGTCACCGGTCTCGGCGCGGACCTCGAAGCGCACGTAGCGGGCCACCGTCCGCAGCCAGCGCAACCGCTCCCAGGCCACAGCCTGCGGCGTAGCCCACAACTCGTCCCAGAGCTCGGCCTCACGGCCCTCCAGGATGGCGAACAGGCCCTCGTCATCCTCCGGCAGGCCGGGAAGTGGCCAGGTCGGAGATGGTCCTTTACGTCCCTCCGCCGGCAACTGGGTCATCGCGACGGTGGCGTTGCGCCTGCGTCGCTCCCCTGCCGGCTTGGGTGGAGGTCCAGGCATATCGATCACTCTCCAGGTGCCGTTGCGGCACGTCGACGCTGGCCGTTGCGGCCGGCGCACTGGTTGCTCAGAGTGGCAATTTCCAAGATCACGGAGCCGGGGGAACCCGTACAGATGGGGAGCCACCTCCCCGGCGGTCCTTCAAGATCGTTGATCTTGGGGTACCCCCCAGGTGATCTTGAAAAAAATGTCACTCTGGGTAACCCTTGGCCATAGCTCTGGATGATCTTGGGTGATCATCGCCAGACGTACAGGGCGTCCCCGTCCTGGTGGCGGTGCTCGTGCTCCGGGGTGCCGGGCGGGAGGTCCGGGTCAGGCGCCGGCCCGGTGCAGGTGACCCGGTCGGCCAGGGCGGGCAGGAAGTGAGGCCGGCCGCACACGGCGACCTCCTGCACCTCGGCCGCTGGCTCACCCTCAGCCTGCGTCTGGTCTGTCTGCGCTGCCTGCTGCTCGTCGTCCTTGGCCTTGGTCCTGCTCGTCACGATGTCTCCTCAGGTGGTGTCCAGCCGAGCCGCTTGAGTGCCTCGGCCACGCCGTTTCCGAGCAGCACCTCGGCCTCCACGCTGCCCAGCTCGGTGACGTCGATGAGCTGGAGGTCGAGCGTCAAGGTCGGTAGCTGCTGGTCGATGCCAGCGCTGAACGTCAGCCCGGTCACAGCCTTGGCGATGTCGTGGCCGTCGATGAGGACCTGGCCTCGTGTTCCTTCGGTACGGATCTCGACGTGGTGGCGCGTCATCGATTCCAGCCTCCTGGCTGCTCGCGTGCCGTCGATCTGCTGTGGCATGACGTGCACAGGCCGCGGCCATGCTTGGGATCGTCTGGGTCGAGGCCCTGGTCGACGAGGTCGCGCCGGCTGAGTGGCCAGTGGTCTGCGTGCACGGCTGGCTGACCGCATGGGTCACCGTGTCCGTGCTCGGTGTCGGTGCACACGCAGCGTGGATTGCGGGCGAGGACGGCCGGCCGGAACCGGGACTCGTGCCCCTTGCCGTAGCCTCGCTGCCTTGCGCTGCCGCGTCGCTGCTCTGCCTCGCGCTTGTGGTCGTCGCACCGTCCGCCGCCCAGGCTGTAGGCCGGGCAGCCGGGTACGGTGCACACCCGGTATCCCCCATGTCTGGGCATGTCCGCCTCCGAGTCCGTAGCCTGTGCGCCTTGGGGGTGGTGGGCATGAAGCAGAAGCTGGACGTTCCGCTCGGGATCGTCGTGGTCGGCGTGGTCCTGATGATCGGGTGCCGGCTGATCGTGTGGTGGCCGGGCGTGATCCTCGGGGCTGCGCTGATCCTCGGCGTCCTGGTGCCAGTGGCAGCGAGACGTCGTGGCCGTGGGCTACGTGACGCCGAGGTACCCAGCCAGACGAACGATCAGCTCTGACCCGGGCGGGTCAAAGCTGACGTAGACCCGGTAGTCGCCTGGCGTGAGCGTGAGCGCCCCGCCGTCGGGGCCCACGAGGAGCCGAGCTTCGGTGCCGTCCGCCCAGGCACCCGTCTGCCAGTCGCCCGTCTCCGGGTTGCTGCGGTTGGTGACGGGCAGGATGGCCAACCTGGGCGGCGTCCCGGTGATGTCGACTCCGACCGGGGCTGTGACGGGGACGTGGACGTACTCGGTGGAGCTGGCGGGGATCAACACGGTGCGCCCACCTCCCAGTCGCTGCCCTGGGGCGTCTCCACGGTCCAGGCGGGCACGTAGGGCTCGCCCGCCGACCATGGGCTGTGGGGTGCGCCGACGGTGACGTCGACGTCCAGATCGGTTCCGCCTGCCGTGGCGAGTGGCCTTGCGGTGCTGGTTTCCAGCGCCGGGCCGATGGTGGCGCTCTTGACGCCCGTCAACGGCTGGGCGGCCTCGATAGAAGCGGCCGTGCCGATACTTTGGCTAGCTGCGACGGTAAGGGGCTGGGCGGTCTCGGTGGCCGCTGCGGTAGGCAGCGGTGCTGTCTTGGCCCCCGCGAGGGTTTGCGCCGCGGCGGCTTCAAGGGCTGGCGCGAGCGCGGCCGTCTTGCTGCCGGTTAGTGTCTGTGCCGCCTCGGTGGCAGCCGCAGTAGCGAGGGGAGTTGTCTTGGCGCTGGCCAGCGTCTGTGCTGACTCCGCCGCAACAGCGATGACCAGAGGTCCGGTCTTCGCGCCCGCGATGGGCTGAGCGGCCTCAGTGCCGGCTGCGAGGGTGAGCGTGGCCGCCTTCGCCCCCGTGAGCGCCTGGGCGGTCTCGGTGCTGCTCGATGTACCGAGGGTCGCGCCAGCGGTGACGTCCGCGGCAGCGAAGTCGTCGAAGCGGAGCGAGGACGTGGATTCGGCTCGGATACCGACGCTGGTACCGGCCGTGACGGCTGTGTCCGTGACGGAGATCCGTTGGGTCCCGTTGATGTACCCCTTGATCGCGCTGCCAACGACCTGGAGTTTCACCACGTCGCCAGCCACCGCGGCGACCGCGTAGGACCCGATCACGGAGAACGACCCGCCGACGACGCTGAACAGGTCCCACGAGCTGCCATCGTTGCGGAGCAAGTAGCCCTGGCTGATGTTGCTGTTGCCTCTGGCCCACACGCCGTGGCTGACGGCTGCGGTGGCGGCGATCGTGACCTGCACGCTGTGGTCGTTCGAAGCCATTGCGCCAGCCGCACGCAGGATGACCGTCCCGCCCGCGTTGCCGGAGCTGAGCCGGTTGGAGATGATCGACCAGTCGCCGGACACCTCGACCCAGCCGGCCCCCAAGGACGTGGAGTCGGCCCGGTTGAAGTCGTCGGTGAAGCTCGCCACGGCGACCTCCCGCTGCTGCCGTCGCCGCCGGGGTTATGCGGTGGAGCTGGAGCGGACGAAGTCGGGGATGGTCAGCGTGAAACTGTTGCCGTCCGGGGTCCACGTCACGTCATGCTTGGTGAGCGGGATCAGGTCGCTGTCGGTGCCGGTCGTGGTGTCCGGGTCGTAGCAGATCACGACAGCACCAATCGCGTTGCCCGTCGGTGAGGTCCAGGTGACGTCGGAGGCATCGAGGGCGATCCGGTCGTTGGTGTCGTCGACGGTGACGGTGACCGAGGCGAGGGCCTTACGGCCAACGGTGGTCTGCTCGTTCGTGGTGCCGGCGACCACTGCGGCGAAGTCGTCCTTGTCGCGCAGGACTGAGTCCGCCTCCAGGCCGCTGGATTCCAGGGCAATCAGGACGAGACCGTCGTTCGCGGCGGGCAAGCTTGCGTAGTAGGCGAGCCGCCCGAGGGCGATGTTAAAAACGATGTTCGCCATCGCGGGCTCCTATCGAGGGGCTGGAGTTGGGGTGTCCCGCCGTCCGTCCAGGGGCGGCCAGGCGGCGGGACTACGGGGCCTGATGAGCGGCAGGCCCCGAGTTCAGGCGGCCTTGGGAGCGCGTTGCGGCATGGGCCGGTAGGTGGCGGCGCGGGCCTGCACTTCGGGGAGGGCGTACATGGTCTTGTACTCGTGGCCTTGGCCGGAGTACTGGCCGTCGCCCTCGTATCGGCGGATTTTGCCGCGTCTGGCCCACTGTCGGATGGTGGGGCCGGGCACTCCGGTGGCTGCGACGGCTTCGTGTTCGTAGACGAGGTCTTCGGGATACAGCTCGGCCGGTCGCATGGCACCCCCGGACATGCAGAAAGCCCCCGGCAGATGCTGGGGGCTTAGAGGCTTGCGGGCACACGTGTACTGCCCTGAGGGCACTGTGACATACGGTGATCGGCCCGGTCAAGCAAGGGCCAGATCAGGCCAGGCCCCGACTCTTCCGGTCAACCGAGCGTGGCAGCAAGTTCCCCGGCCTCGGCCTCTTCTGCGGTCATCTGCACAGTGCCTCGGTGGGACACCTCGACCTTGTAATACTTCTCCCCCTTGGGGACGTCATTCACGGCGACTTTGAAGATGCAGGGGCTGTACGGGCCGCCTTTCGAGTCGCCCAGGGCGCCAGTGGCGACGACCGATCCTGACGCGTCATACACGGTGACGGAAGTGCCTTCCTGAATGTCGTCGTAGCCGCCCGAGCCTCGGCAGCCAGCGTCCCCATCACTGACGACGGAGGACCCGTCTGTAAGGCTGAATGAGCCTTCGAGGGTGAAGGTGTCCGGATTGCCGGGTCCGATGTTGGCGGTGATCGCCCAGGCTCCGCCTACGAGTGCTGCGCCGGCGGCGAGACCGAGGAGTCCTGCGGCGAGCGGGCTGAGTCTCTTCTTCGGGACCGCGGGAGCCATGGGCGGCTGCGGAGGCATTTCCGGTGCGGCCGGCGCCTCGGTGATGGCGCCCGGTTCAGCCGGGGATGCGGCGGTGTCGGGCTGGTGCGGAAGTTCGTTGGTCACGGGTCCCCCCAAGGACGGTGCGGAGTCGGGATGCTAGCGGCGGAAACGCAGGTTACGGACGAGTCCGATCAAGGTTCACCGGTTCGTGATCGGGCCCTACAACCCGCGGGCGTGGGCGAGTTCGGCGGCACGGTCGAACTGAAGGAGCACGGGTTGCGCGCTGGTCTGGCCGGCGTTCCAGGACGGGATCGTCTCCGCGCTGGGGAAGTCCTGCTGGATTGCTTCGAGGAGTAGCACGCAGGCGTCGTCGGCGAGGTGGCGGTTGCCGGGGGCTTCGAGGCGGA